ACACATGAACAGGGGTTCATTGATGCTGATGGTAACTTCCTTGAACGTAAAGATGCCCTTACTAGGGCTCAAGAAACTGGTCAAGTAGCAAAAGGTAAGAAGCTGGATTTTGCAGATGAGGGATTGCACAGTGGTGATCTCCGTGATTCTGGTGATCCTCGTTTCCAAATAAAGGAAAAGAAAGTTCGTACTGAAGAACAAGTTCGTGAAGAGCTTGTTGATGCTGCTACTGATGCTCACATGCAAAAGATTAGTAAAGCATTTGATCTTCCTGATCTTGTTACTGATATTAAAGGACGTAAGCTTCAAGCACCTAAAGACTTGGGTCTTGAGAAACTTCCTGGTATTGTTAAAGAAGAACCTACTAAGTTTGCTGCATGGGCAGAAGACCTTAAAGATAAACTTGGGGTATATGTCCGCAATGAAATCAAAGATGGTCTAATGACTCATTTTGATGCGCTTAAAATGGAAGAGATCATGCCTGATAAGGCTGGTCGTGAGCGTGTATGGGAAGCAATTCAAGAAGGTAAGGGTAGTGAACTTACTGGACAAGCTAAGAAGCTGTATGACTTTCATCAGAAGGTTTTGGATGAGATCTATCAAGCTGCTAATAAGGTTGGTGCTATTAAAGGTTACATACAGGACTATGCAGCTCGTCATATTGATATGGAACAGCTGTCTGCTGAGCAGAAAGAAGCTCTATTAAAAGAGATTGGTAATGCATATCCGTCTTTACAACCAACTACTAAACATGCTCAAACACGTACAGTCACAGACTTTGGTGAGCTTAAAAAGATTATGGAAAAACATGATCTTAAATTTAAGACAACAGATCTTGCTGAAGTGTTTCGGTTGTATGCACAGTCTGTAAAGAAAGCGGTTAGAGATACTAACAAGCTTAATGCAATGAAGAAGACTCGTGTTAGTGGTCTTCCAGTCTTAATGGAAATTGGTGGCTCTGAAAAGATACCTCCTAATTATAAACCATTAAGAGGCTCTGGTATGTATGAGAACTATGCTGTACATCCTGATATCTATGATGCTGCAAAGCATCTTATAGGTAGCAACGATCCTGGGATGGTTCTTAAAGCAGCTGCTACTTTGTCAGGTGCCATTAAGCGTATGGCTGTTGGTTTTTCATTGTTCCACTATGGTACATTAAACGTAGCTAACTTTTTGACAAACAAACCAATGCACAGCATTGAATCTTTTGTTAAGACAAGAGGTGGTGTTAAGCGTGAGAGTTTGTTAAAAGATCCGACAACAGGTAGACTAAGTGAAGAAGCTAAGTTTCAGATTGATAACGGAGTTACATTCGGTATTATTTCTGACTCTGGTGTTGGTGCTATGGATGCTATTGCACAGAGTGCTGATAAACTTTTAGGTAAGGTTACAGGTAAAAACTATAATCTAATTTATAAAGCAACACAGCCTGCTCGTATGGTACAGAAAGCTCTTGACCATATGACATGGGAGATTACCCATGATGGATTAAAACATCTTGCTGCACAAAAGAAATTAGAGATGGCTAGATTAAATCATCCAGACATTCCAGATGCTGTTCACATGAAAGAGATTGCACGTAACATTAACAATACTTTTGGTGGTCTTGATTGGTTTAGTGTAGCACGTGAAGGTAACAGTAAGTTTAGTGAGAAGATTAAGATGGCAGCTTATAGTCCTACTGGACGTATGGGTTTGCAAGTTCTTATGTTTGCTCCTGACTGGACAATGTCTACTGTTCGTGCAGTTACACATGCACTACCAGAGAGAGCTTTTGCTCCAGAGACTTGGGACTTATCTAGAGGTTTACAAGGTTTATTACATCCATTAACTGATCATGATTATTCAAGACAGTATATGATGCGGTTTGCTTTGACATCTTTGACACTTGCTAATGGACTTAACGTTGCTTTATCTGGTAAGTATATCTGGGAAAACAAAGATCCATTTACGATTGATCTTGGGGATGGTACATTCCTTAGTCCATTTAAACATGCGGCTGAGTTCTACCATTGGATTACAGACTTTGATAAGACGTTTTATAATAAGCTTGGTTGGTTGCCTAAACAACTTACTGAAGCTGCTTATGATATTCGTAAAGATACACCATTACAAGAGCGGATAAAAAACCTTGCAAAAGGTACTGTTGTTCCATTTACTGGATCTTCTGCAACTGATCCTAGACGAACGCCAGGCGAGTCAGCATCTGCGTTTGTAGGTATGCCTATTACTGGTGTTAAAGATAGACCAATGCCTAATTGGGAACGTATGAAGAAGAACTTTCAACGTAAACTTGGTATTAAAATTAAAGACGATACGGATAAAGAATGAAAATACTAATCATCGATGCATCAGGTGTATGCCTTGACTTTGCTTTACGGTGCCAGAACTTTGGACACACTGTAAAGTGTTTTATTAGACACAATAAGGATGGTAGTCGCTCGATGGTCGGTGATGGTGGACTCATTGAAAGAGTCTCTGAGTGGGAGAAGTATATGAACTGGGCAGATCTAATCTTCTGTACAGATAATATCTTTTACATTCATGGCTTGGAACGTTATCGTGATAAAGGTTATCCAATCATTGGTCCATCTATTGATACCAATCGTTGGGAACAAGACCGCATGCACGGTGCAGATGTAATGGAGAAGGCTGGTATTACAACCATCCCATCCACAGTATTCAAGAATTACGATGAGGCTATTAAACACGTAATGGATAATCCAAAGCGTTACGTTAGTAAGCCTATCGGTGATGGAGCCAAGGAACTGTCTTACGTTGCTAAATCAGCAGCCGATATGGTCTTTATGCTACAGAAGTGGAAGAAGAGTAACGCATACAAAGGCAACTTTATCCTCCAAGAGTTCCACGGTGGTGTTGAATTTGGCGTAGGTGGCTGGTTCGGACCTGGTGGTTTCAACAAGCAGTTTTGTGAGAGCTGGGAATTTAAGAAGTTAATGAATGATGATCTTGGTGTCGCCACTGGCGAGCAAGGTACTATCGTTCGCTATACCTCCGAATCTTACTTGGCAGACCAAGTTCTCAAACCGCTTGAAGACTTTCTTCATGGCTTAGCATATACAGGTTATATTGATGTTAATTGTATCATTGACAAAGATGGCTTTCCTTGGCCTCTTGAGTTTACTATGCGACCAGGCTGGCCGCTCTTTCAGATTCAACAAGCGTTGCATAATGGCGACCCCGCTCAGTGGATGCTCGACCTTATCAACGGTGAGGACACACTACGTACCAGCAAGGCAATTGCTTGTGGCGTTGTTATTGCTATCCCTGATTATCCTTATTGCAAGATAAGCAAGAAAGATAACTCTGGTTATCCTTTGTTTGGCTTGACAGAAGAGGACGTAGTCAACGATGTTCATTGTGCTGAAGTCATGTGGGGTAAAGCCCCAAGCATGTGTGACGGTGAAGTTAAAATGAACACACCGATGTTTGTTACAGCAGGTGATTACATCTGTACTGTATCAGGTAAGGGTGCTACTGTAAGTGATGCTCGTGAGAAGTGCTACAATACTATTAAGAAGAAGATTGAGATTCCTAATAGTGTTATGTATCGTACTGACATTGGTTGTCGTTTAGAGAAACAACTGGACGTATTACATGAACATGGCTACGCTAGTGATTGTGATTGGGAGTAATTATGGCTAATAATTTGCTCCCCCCAATTCCACAAACACCTATTGGTGAAGAGTTCTCTTGGCGTGATTGGTTTAGAAATCTTGGTAACTACATTTCTGTTGCACAGACTGGTGGATCACCTTGGACTATTATTCAAGGTGGTACAGGATCAAGTACTTCAGCAGGAGCACGAGCTAACTTAGGTATTTCTACCGTAGGTTACACAGGAGCTTATGCGGATCTTACAGGTAAGCCTACAGGTTATAGTGGTACAATAACAACAGCTAAGTTAACACCTATTACTGGTTCTAATGGTAGTATGACTTTTGTTAATGGTATTCTAACAGCACAAACACAAGCGACATAATGAAGACATCACAACAAGGCATTGAACAACTTAAGACATTTGAAGGCTTTAGAAGTATGCCTTATAATGATGGTGTTGGTAAGATGACAGTAGGCTATGGTCATATGCTTCGTGAGGGTGATGGTCTTGTTGTGGGCTCACCAATTACGATGGGACAAGCTACTTCATTGCTAGCAGGTGACTTGTTTATTGCAGAACATGCAGTAAATAATCTAGATATTCCGCTTACGCAATATCAGTTTGATGCTCTTGTGTCGTTTATATACAACTTAGGTGTTGCTAATTTCCAACACTCTACACTGTGTAAGCTACTAAAAGAACAAGATTATGCTAATGCTGCTCTTGAGTTCCCTAAATGGGATCATGCACCATCTGCTGTAGTAAATCCTGGTATTCTTAAACGAAGATTAGCTGAGCAAAGATGTTTTAAAGGAGAAGGATATGTGGGATAAAATCAAGGCGTACCTCAAGGGGGCCTTTAAGTCTAAGACAATGTGGTTTAGCGGCCTTATAGGGGGCCTAGGAGCTCTTAATGATAACTCCCAATACCTACATGCCATGTTAGATGATGTGAGTTTTAACGAGCTTATGATCGCTATCTCATTGGCTATTGCTTTTTTACGTATTTTGACTACTAAGTCACTGGATGACAAGTAATGTTCCCATTACCGATATCTGTGTATATTTATATGGTAGTGGCGTTAGTTACTGGTGGTAGTTTGTTGTATGGACACCACGAGCATGATGCTCTTGTTGCTTTTAAACAACAAATAGCTGTTGAAGTACAGAAACAAAACGATAAAGTAGAACAGGAAAAGAAAGATGCTCAAACGATCAGTAGTAATGTTGTCAGTGCTTATGCTGACGCTATTAACCGCTTGCACCACAGTAGTGCCAGCTCAGTGCTCACCGTTCCCCAATCCACCCAAGGAACTAATGCAGCCGTCTGCACTACAGAATTTATCAACGCAGCTACAGAAACAGAGATCCAATTAGAATACCTTAAACAATGGGTAGAGGAACAATGTAAGCTTGGTTGTGAGAAATAGTCAAGGCGGCTAGAGGGTATCAAGAACATAGAGATTTTCCGTCTTTCTAACTATGGTATCAACGAATTGGCAGGCGTAGCTTGTACCCCCTCATCCATTACATGCAATAAAAAAGCCACCCTTATGAGGTGGCTTCTTCATTTCTATTTCTTGGTTTCTTCGTGTTGGTTAGTACCACGAATGACTTCACAAGGATAACTGTCTTCCGTCTTTTTAGCTTTAAAGATCTGATCCCAATTGTTGTCAAACGTCTCTTGGTCTTGCGGGGCAATAGGCTTGTCGCCTTTGCCACCGTCATGTCTACTTCTACGCATTACTTCTCCGTCATAAATATTACTCTAATAAAGATTAGATGTAAGATAACAATGGTGTACATTTTATTATCTTCGTCATAGTCATCAATGTATTCAAAGCCTGCTACCAGGCCTCGAATAAAGTCAAATGAGATTTCACACATATTCACAAGCTCCATTTACACAAGCTAATTCATGATGATTGATTGTAGAGTCGTCTTCTTCAAATGCATTGAACTCTTCCCAACTAATTTCTGGGAATGATGCTTTAGCAGCATCATAGACTTCTTTTGTACAATCTTGATAGGGTGCTTGTTGATAAGAGTGATCATTGAATGGTAGGAAACTGACCCCCCCTACATCATCAAAGTTTTTATAAACCCATGCACCAACTTCCATCCACTCTTCTTCACGTACATATACTGTAATAGAGGGATTGTGTTCACACCAGTATTGTTTGAATTTGAGGTAATGTTCAAGCTGTTCTACAGCTGACCATTGCTTACGTAAGACTGAACCTTCAGGAGCTTTTTGTGGGAATGAGAAGACAAGATTACTGTCATTCATTACATCAACTTCTACTGGTACACCCTTCTCTTTAAGGAAGATAGCAAGTGGATCTTTTATATCGGCACGTACAGTGCGAATGTAATAATCACTATGTCTAGGATGAATACCACTAGCCGAGTCAACCAACTGACTAACTGTACCGCTAGGCTTAACAGTAGTAATAGCAGCAGACTGTGGAATGCCAAGTTTAGTGGACCACTCTTTGTTAGTCTCAACACAAACATCTTTAAGGTGTTTGAGAGCTGTTTCACTTACTTGCTGCCCAAACAAGACATTGTCGAGGATTCCCGTGAGGCTAACCCCAAGGAGCCGTTCTTCTTCTGCGTTTCTTTGCCAGACTTTCCGAATGTACTTGAAATCGGTGAGAGTCGACTGAAAAGTCCCAAGGATTGTAGCAATGCGAACCTTTCTAGATACGTCTTCGATAGTGTCGCTTGCTCGTATAACAGCCTCAGTAAGGTTGCAGAATCCGCATGGTCTGAGAATGATTTCACCGCAAGGGTTTGTTCCAAATTCGTAATCAGCTTCTCTGCGTCCTGTAGCTGCAGCTTGCAGTTGTGCAGATACTCGGTTAAAGATGCCACGCTCTCCAGATTTTGATTCATATAGTGATTGCCACTCTTTCATAAAGATGCCGATGTCCGGCTTTTCAGTATAAGCTACTGAGTTGTTAGCTAATGCTCGTTGTTTTTCATCTTCCCACCAAGCGCCATTCTTGGCGTTACGCATACGCTCATCCGTCAGATTCGACAAGGAGATCAGAGCACTGCGTCGTACACCTCCCACTACTACAATCTGAGCAATCTTGCATACTAAGTCATGGCATTCTACGGAGTTTAATCTACGTCCAGCTGCTTTCTGAAATAGCTCGATTGCAAACTGGAATAAGTCCATGAGTGGTTTTGGTCCACTGGCACGTCCTCCGAAGGTCTTAAGTCTAGCTCCAGCTGGTCGGACTTTGGAGTAGTCAATTGCAGGTACCAAACCAGTATAGAGTAACCCAAGTAGCTCACGAAGAGCCGTGGCCCACCCTTGCTTCGAATCAGCAACCACAATAGTTGTATCAGTGAGTGTAAACTCTGAAGCGATTTGCGGAAGCTTTTGGACATATTGTCTTTCTACAGAGAAACCTAAGCCAGTACCATTCATGAGAATAAACATAGCTTCGTCAAAGGCACGAACATCATCAATTGGTAAGTATGAGCAGTTATATCCTGCAATGTTATCACGTTCTAGAGCCGGTCCTGCTGTCATAAGGGCACGCATGGATGGCATTAGATCTAGATTGTAGATTGCATCGTATACTTCTTTGTATGGGAATGTCTCAGGGAAGCGTTTAGCCCAGAAATCACAGTAACGTGTAACTGTTTCCCCCCAATTCTCACGTCTACCTTGATCAGGGATCCAACGAGCGTAGCGTGATTTGTGAATATATTGCTGATAGTCGGTTAAGTTGTTACTCATCAAATGGTTCTTCGTCCAGTTCTTTTTCTAATTCATCAGCGAGTTCTTCGATTAGATCTTGGAATCGCTCTACAATATCCTCACTAGTGATTTTAAGGATCTCTAGTAAGGATACTTCATCTATACGACGTAAACGGTCGAATATATCTACTAAGGTTAGCATTGTGACCTGTCACTGGGATGCTGTGCATCTTTATACCGATCATCTAGGTCTGGTCGTGTCTTGGTCATGTTAGATAAAAACATCCAGCAACAGCCAAGATGATCAATATGTGGAAGGCCACTTTCTGCGTCAATGTCTTCGCCTCTTTGTAAAGCAGCGAGGTGGCGGAGCATAGCAGCAGTGAGACGACTATAACTAATACCATTTCTCCAATTATGCTCGTCATACTTCTTAGCTCCAAAAGTTAATACCTTGGCAAGACCCTCTAGAGCATCGAAGTCTAGGAGATCCATTCGAGGTTTGTCGTTATCATACTTGAGCCCCCCTTCGGGGATCATGTCTTTAATGTCGTTTTCTGTGATCATTTGTGTTGGTAATACGCTACTGCTAGCAGAGCTAGCCCCACTATTAGTAACATACATTTCCTTAATTTGCTTGTCTAATCGAGGCATGCGCCACGTCAGTTTTTGTTGATCTGCTCCAAGTACCGCAGTCAGTGCACTGATATCTCTGATAAGACCCGCTGATTGTTCTTGCGGTGCCTCGTCGTTGAATAGCTTTTGATCCGCAGTTTGGGCAAATGTGTTCATCTTTTCCGTCATAAACATTCCTGTTAGGATGTGATTTAATCCAAGGAAGAACTTTGTGATATACTTTTTCAAGTAATACAACGTCTTGCTTGTTGTACTTTTCCATGATTTTCCATGCATTGGGATCGCCATTCATACAGCGTACCCACAATCCATGACCTTCATGTCCTGTTTTAGAGCCAAGGCCTAGGCGTTGCGCTACATAATCAAGTTTGTTAGAAGGGAAGCGGAAGTTGCTACGCATTGTCCGTAATAGGTCAATCTGCTTATATGGAGCTGGAGGAGACATATCATTTAACAAGAACTCCTTGTTCAGTGTTGGCATGTCGAACTTAGTGCCGTTGTAGTGAACAACAGCATCTGCTTCGTTAATCATTGTGTAAATCCGCTTAAGCATTTTCTTATCGCTGGATTGATGCACTGAATCGAAGAAGATTTCTTTTTCACCTAACCATTTAGCAGCCCAGCACATTACGTACGAAGACTCCTGCAGTTGGTTAATGGAGACGTTCTGTTGCCACAGCCCCCATACGTGAGCCGTATTGGGACTTGTTTCAATATCTAGTAATAATATCTTCACGGTTAGAACTCCATAGTCTTGTGAGCTTGCCACAATAGATTACCAATGGAGTCAACAAGACCTTCATTATCTCTCATAGCGTCTTGACCTAATGTATTTAACAACATATGCATTAGTTCATGATAGAATGTAATACCTTTGAGATCATCAGGCTTGATGTTGCTATCAAACCAGATCTCTCCAGCATCATATCTACACAACCCATGAGCATCAGTGGTGGACATACCATCCTTTAACAAGATGTTAATTGTCTGCCCCCCTAGCTGAAACTTACTGGGAAGTCTGAATTTGCTCATGTGTTTCTTTCTTTGGACAACCACGAGCTAACATAGCGTCTGCATTAGCCCAACAAGCATCAAACTGAACAGTAGATGGATTTTGGTTTTTGTCTAGTAACGCATCAAGGAATGTATTAGCAAATAAGCTACGCTGACTTACTGATACACCCTCTTTGAATCCTTCTAAGAATGCACCCCGTAAGGCATTGTTCATGTCTTGATCTGTTACACGCTGTTCGTGTAGTGTGGCAATTGCCATATTATTGCATCCCTTCTGGTCCTTCGACTACAACAACGCTACGTGTGTCAACGAGTTGTACTCCGTTATTAATTAAGATATCCATAGCCATTTCAAGTAACAGATGTACTTGATTTGTGCTAAGGTTGGCATGGAAGTCTACGCTCCCATCCGCCATTTCGATTATCTGATGTATTTTCATGTGAGCCATTCTGGCGGCAGACCATCACGCAAATCCGACCACATAAAGCCAGCCTTAGTTGCCCAGTCTCCGTAAGAAGTTTTAGATCCTTTTCTCAATTTAACTCGTGCATTCTGGAAGAAGATATAGAAGGTATGGTCAGGATATTGTTCCTTGACCCATATCATCTTCTTTCTATCTTCAACAGTTAGCTTACCTTTAGTTTCAATGTAAACCTTGTCTTTTACTTTCCAGTCAGGAATGTAAGTTCTTATGGCTTCAGGTTGCTTGAACTTTAGGCGGTCCGGTTCGTACGTCACTGAGTCCGGGATCAGAGTCCTG